GTTTTATGTTGTGTGGGTGTTCATATCGGTATGATCTTGGACGATTTGAGCCGGCAACGGCAGAAACACCTGCTCCGGTTGTTACACCAACATCTACAAAGATTATTGCTTCTCCTTGTGAAGAAACCGGAGTGAAGACAACGAGTCTTCAGGTTACAACAAAGTTAGATGAATCTAATCAGACAGTGACGACGAATGCTGTTACTGAAACTCATGAGACGCCGTCTAAACCTTGCCAGTGAACACAAGATAAATTTTAAGAATTATTCTGGGTTGCCTATTTATGTTCAGGCGTGAACATGATTGCAACTTCAGGACATCATGCTAGGTTAGGTTTAGTTGGAATTTCTTTCCTTGCAGTAATAGGTGCATGCACAGCAGCAGCTTCTATTTTAAATTCATCAGGAATGGGCGGGGCTGGCGACCTTACGGGATTTGGTGGCGGGGCAACTCAAGAAGCATGTATTGATTCTCGCGCTATAGACATATCGACGTCACGGCCTGTGGATGTTATCTTTGTTATTGACGATTCTGGGTCGATGACCGAAGAATTGGAGTTGATTGAGAATAACATTAATGAGCACTTTGCTGAGGTGATGGATAAGGCTGGATTAGATTATCGGGTTATCATGATTGTTGCGCATGGTGGGGGTGGATTTACTATTTATAATTCTGTTTGTATTGAGGCACCATTGAGTACTATTCCGAAAGGGGGCTGTTCGAAGTTGTCTGGTGATACACCTCCAGGAAACAATCCAGGTAAGTTTTATCATTACAGCTATGATGTGCAGAGCAATAATTCGTTGTGCGTTATTTTGGATACATTGTTTGCGACCAACAATCGTCCTGATCAATATGGTTTAGCACCTGATGGATGGGTTAAATGGTTGAGGAAGTCTGCATTCAAGATATTCATTGAAGTGACCGATGATATGTCAGCTTGTACGTGGTACCCAGATCAAAATTCTTCAAAGGGCAAGAAGTTATTTAATGATTACAATTCATCTCTTGGAGGGCAGATCACGGCATTAGAGTGGGACAAGGCATTGTTGAAATTGTCTCCGGAGCAATTTGGAACAAAAGACCAGAGAAATTATGCTTTTTATAGCATCGTTGGTCTTCTTGAGAAGCCTAACGCGGTTGATAGCGACAATGGAATTGTGATTGATCCTTTAGGCAAACCTGAAGATTTATTCACGCCATCTGAAGGAATTGTTGATGATATATGTTCAATTGCAGTTTCTGCCGGACAATCTTATCAGTGGTTGAGTAAGATGACGGGCGGGTTACGATATCCAGTGTGCCAGGCAGCTGAATTTGATGTTGTGTTTGAGAAGATAGCTTCTTCTATTGATTCTATTACGTCAACAGTGTGCACTGTTGAAATTCCAACAGGGGGAACGAAAGGCGCAGTTGACGTGTCAACAGTACAGGTTGAAGTTGAAACGATTGATGGAGAGATAATCTCATTACATCCTGTTGCCGGTCAGGCCTTTTGTACTGGTGCAAATGATGAGTTTTATTATGACAAGGTGTCGAACACGGTAATGCTGTGTCCGGAGACATGTGTCGAATCAAAATCTATTGCAAAAGAAGTTAGGATGACAGCTGGATGTATATCCCAGGTAGATTGATATACAATTTTTATGAAATACGTGGATGATATCGCGTTGCAAGTGTTGAGTAGGTTACTGATCGAGCAGGATTCTCGGGGTAGCGAAATTCATGTTTTCGACTTTGATGATACGTTGGTGAAGACTAAATCAAAGATATACTTGACATCTAGAGATGAGCTCGGTAATGAAGTTAAGAGAAGTCTGACCCCAAGAGAGTATGCGCAGTACAAGAGACAACATGGAGATGTTTTTGATTATTCTGATTTTGAACAAGTAATCGAACCTGAACCTGTTAAACCAATGATGCTGAATCTCATGAAATCCATTCGAGACTCTGGGATCGATAATGTTTTTATATTGACAGCCCGTGGGAATTCAGGTCCAGTAAGAGAATTTCTTAATTCTAAAGGAATTCCTGAAATCCGTATATTTGCAGTTGGGACCAGTGATCCGGGTGCAAAAGCTAACGTAATTAAGGATGAAGTGTTATCTAGGGATGACATCAACGAAGTTACATTTTATGATGATGCTGCTAAAAACATCATGGCAGTAAGGGCATTGAGAGACAATCTTCGTGGAGTAAAGAACGTTAAGATTAAGACTGTCATGGTAAGGACCGGGTAGATGAGATGGTTTCTATCATTCCTTCTGGATCAATTCCTCCACCACCTATTCATACGTGGGGATCAAAGAATTCATTAGAGAATAAAGAAATTCCCACTGGAACTTTGGCCGTCGTGAAGCCTTACATAAACGGTCTTTTCAAACATGAATGGGCAGATGAAGTCGTTGTTGTAATGTGTCTTGTACATTATAATATAACCGCAGTACCTTTCTATAAAGTGATGTGCCATCGTGGATCGATGGTTGTTTCGGTGAACGATTTAAACATCATTAGTTGAGTGCAAACTAGGGTTGAAACAAGGTAAAGTTACAATCATATGGCTTTAGGTATTTGTTGTCACTGGCTTGACGAACGTACTCTTCCTCGATCTGGTCGTACTGAATTCTATAATGCAATGGACGAGAGAACATTGCAGCTAGGAAGGTATCGAACGGGGAAGTATACTTCCGATCAGATTTCCGGAACTTATGAACACAATGTTTCTGCTCTGATAGAAATGTTGCCACGAATCGTGAAAGCCGGCATCGGACTATTTCGAATTTCTTCTGCAATGTTTCCACTTGCAGACCAAGTTGATGTAAGTCTGTGGCAAGGTAACGAGAAGCTCGTAAATTTGCTTTCTCAAGCAGGTAAGATCATCAAAGATAATAACTTACGAGTCACAACACACCCAGGTCAATTCTGTGTGTTGTCATCCGATTCAGACAACGTTGTACAAAAAGCAATCACGGAATTAAAAATTCATGGTTGGATGTTCGACATGATGGGGTTGGATCGCACTCCGCGATATGCCATCAATATTCATGGTGGAAAATCAGATCGAGCTGAACAGTTGTCACGGCGGATTGAAAAATTGGATGATGATGTTCGCTGTCGATTGACATTAGAAAATGACGAGAGTGCGTATTCTGTCATCGATTTGCTTAATATTCACAAGCAAACTTCAGTTCCTGTCGTGTTCGATTCTCATCATCATGTTTTCAATCCAGATGATCTTTCGATGGAAGAAGCCATTGAAGCAACAATGGAAACATGGTCCGGAGAGATTTTGCCGTTGCAGCACATCAGCAATACAGAGCCTGGAAGGGAAAGTGGTTCTTTCCCAGATCGTAGGAAACACAGTGACATGATTCATTATGTTCCTGATGCTCAGCTGAAGTTCTTACGCGATCGTAAGATTGATGTTGAAGTTGAGGCGAAGCAAAAGAATCTCGCAGTATTTGATATGTCGAAGAAGTTTGACATACCGCTGAAATGATGATTATAAATTTTAACCGCATGGTGCGGTGCAAAGTAAAAACGTAACCTGATACAATAGAAAGAGGAGGCCGAAAGGCAAAAACAAAATGGGTAAGAAAAAGAACAAGCACATGAACGAAGTTGAAACTAACGAGACCTACGAGATGACCACAAATAATAATGCCGGAGGCTCAGGCCGTGGTGATTATCCTGTTCAATATCCTGATCAGATCGATCGAGATTACATCGCTGTGATGGATGACGAGACGCTTCATAATCTTGGTCGATCATTGTCTGATTCAATTAACCGCGTGACTCGATTCAACCTGAATCCGTATCCTTGGGAAGTCGAGTTGTGTTATGTTCAACAAGAAATGCAGCTTCGGTCATCTCGACGAACTGCACATGCAGCGTGGCTGAACAATGTTTCAGCGACGTTGGAGAAGAACTGAAATGCAATTAGCGAAATCAAATGCTCGGCCGGCCAAACGGCTTAGGATGACCGACGATGATAAAAGCGTAATGGCGAATTATCTGACGTCATTAAAAAGATATCCTCAGCTGTCTCACCCAGACATGGTGGAGCTTTTTAAAGAATATGAGTCAGGAGGCGTTGCTGCAGTAAAAGCGAAGAAGAAGCTTGTAGAATCTAATCTTCGTCTTGTCGTGTACATCGCTAAAAACTATAGAGGATATAACATTCCTCTTGAGGACTTGATTCAAGAAGGAAACCTCGGGCTAATGAAGTCAATCGAAAAGTTCGATTGGAAGAAAGGATTTCGTTTTTCAACATATGCAACATGGTGGGTGAAGCAGGCAATCGGTCAATACATTCTGAAGCGGAAGCGGATTATTCGCATGTCTGCACACGCTGTAAGTGCGCAGAAAAAAATGTCGGCGGCGGCGGCAGAATATCGACAGATGATGGGTGTAGATCCGACCGTAGAAGAATTGAAAGAGATGACCGGCACTTCAGATGCTGTGTTTAATGCAACACATTTTGCAGGTCGTCACATCGTTTCACTAGATCAACCTTTGTCAGGCGAAGCGGGCGCTGATACCTTGGAAGATCGATTAGTTGATGACAAAAACCTTAATCCTCTTGAGATGATTTCTTCTCAACAGATGATGGAAGTTGCGCGCGGTGTCTTGGAACAATTGAGTTCTAAAGAAGCTGCAATTCTTCGACTTCGCTTTGGATTGGTGGATGATGTTCTTGAAGATGATTCATACAACGTATCCTCCCAAGAACTAGAGATGGTTGCATCCGGCCAAGGGTTAAAATGATTTTGCAAATCCTTTTAGGATTATCGGCATTAAATTTATTGGGTAATTTTTTAAATCATTTTCGTATTAAGAAGTTGATGTTGGAACTGCAACAAACTGAAGATTCGACAATTTCATCTCCTCCTGTTCAAACACTGGAGAAAGTTGAAGAAGATCTTAATCGAAGATTGAGGATGTTACAGACGTCAAATTTTGCACCCAAGATGGGTCGGCGGCACGTTCAGTTCATTAATAACGACAACCCCAGAAAGGATGATTGAAACATGATGAAAAAAGGAAAAAAGTTTGACACCGGATATGCAACAGTTGATGATGGCGTAAATTATCGCGATATTGCCGATACAATGACTGAGATCGGATATAAAATGAATCATTCCTCTGCGAGGAATTATGTGTTGCGAGTCATGAGAAAGTTCGCAGAAGCAATTACCGATCAATACGGAGTCAATATGTCCGAAGAAGGCTTGGAAAACGTTGCTAGGTCTCCAATGTTTCAGAGCGGTATTGCTGAATTGCTACAGGACGTTGAAGCCGTCAGGAAGTGCTGAATGAAAGCCACAAAATACCAACAGAAGTCACAGATTCGACTTGAAGATTTGCTACGTCGTCGAAAGTCAACTTTAGATCAGTTCATGAAAGATCGTGGAATCACGACTTATGAAGGACTTGACAGCGTTTGCAAGAGGTTAGGAGTTCTAACGCCGAATCAAGGGTCTTTCATTGAATGTGTTGACCATTACATTTCTAATCCTTCAGCAGGTGTAGTGGTTGTTCCACCACCAATTGTAATTGCAGAATCTACTGGAAATCCAGAGCTTGATGTTGAAGATAACTTTGAAGATCTACAACCTCAGATTTCCGTCACAGACGAGTCTGGAGAGAAAGAAGTTTCTATTGTTCTTCAGGAAGCTATGGTTACAGTTAGTAAATCGCAGTCAAAGAAGCAACGTAAGCGAATCAAAAAAAATCATCTTGTTTCTGAAGTTAAAGGGGAAGTTTAATGAAGAGAGTAGTTGTTTATGAGGTCGAACAAAAAAAGCCTGATGTCGCGACCAGTCACTCTGCTGATATAAGGCAATCTAATAACAAGAAAGATTCTTGGACTGTAGAGAAGAGACGTAGAGCAATGAAGACAATCGAAAACGCGTCTACGCTGAGTGATATTGTAAGATCCATCGAATCTCTAAAACTTACAGATCCAACAAAAGACGGCATTGTGATCAAAAATGCGATTGAAAAAATTTCAACAATCGTTGAAGAGATGAAACAAGAGTTTAAAAAAGATTATTGGGAATGAGTGCAAATCGGTCATAGGACATGGTAGAGTATATTCATGCCATCCGTCATCGATGTTCTAGAGCAGCTAGAGTCCAACAATTCTCGTCTATTCAAGGAAGAACTTCTTGATCACCACAAGAAGAATGAACTTCTCAAACGAGTCTTTGTTACCGTTGGGGATCCGTACCTTAACTTCTATGTGAACAAGTTCAAGATGCCGCCGGCTGAGGGTCAAGGCCACGATGACGCCGTTGTCGAACAATTCCTTGATGAAATTTATGAAAACCTTGCAACCCGAAAGAAGACAGGAAACGCAGCAAAGGATTTTGTTCAGTACATCTTCGGAGGAATGACCCATTCTCAGCAAAAGTGGTGCCTCAGGATCCTCTTGAAGAACCTACGATGTGGTGTTCAATCGACCACCGTCAATAAGGTTTGGCCGGGATCCATCGTTGGATTCTCCGTTCAACTTGCAGAGAGCCTATCTACCCGGTACGAGGAAGGTAGAGGAATTCTTATTGAAGATCAGGTAACGTATCCCATCAGAGTTGAACCCAAACTAGATGGTCTCCGTTGTGTGGCAGTGAAACATGGTGGAGAAGTTACCATGTTCACCCGGAGCGGAAACGTTCTTGAGACGCTACCTCGGATCAAGGCCGCGATTGAGAAAGTCCCTTGTGATGACTTCGTCCTCGATGGGGAAGCACTTGGTGCAGATTGGAATGAGTCGGCTTCGGTCGTGATGTCTCATAAGAAAGGCAAGGACGATTCGAACATGATCTTCCATGTGTTTGACGCTCTACCATTCTTTGATTGGAGGGACCAAGAGTCCACCTTGGACCTAGAGAGCCGAGTAGAACTTGTGTCTGAATTGGTGGGAAAGGTTGGTAATCCTGCAGTCGTCCAGGTTCCAGGTCGTCTTGTGAAGAATGAAGCCGAACTGTTAGAAGTGTATCTTGCCGACACCGATGCAGGATATGAGGGTGTCATGTTGAAGGACCTTGGGTCTCCGTACCTCTTTAAAAGGTCTTCTAATATTCGGAAGATGAAACCAGTGGCAACATATGAAGGAATTATCGTGGGTCACTACGAGGGCCGGAGGGGATCGAAACGTGAGGGGTTGTGGGGTGGATTTGAGGTTGTGTTGCCGAATGGTGTGGTGACCCGAGTCGCAGGTGGGTTCACGGACAAGATGAAGTCTGAGATCAACCTGGATCCTGATTCATGGATCAGCCGTGTGGTCGAGATGGAGGGACAACCTGATCCTTTGACTGGGGATGGATTGACTCGCGATGGTAAGGTCAGGTTTCCTGTTTTCATCCGTGAACGAGACGTTCGGGACGTCGACCCGCGGGTGGTCTCTGCAGGTGATACGTATCTGAAATCCGCAACCGGTTGAATTGTAACAAGTTGTAATTTTTAGATACAACGTGGTCGGTCAAATATAATTTATGTTCAGTAATCAAGCAGATTACATTTGGTTACATTAATGGAGTATAAAATGAAGAAGTTCGCATTAGTTTCAGTCGTTGCATGTTTCGTTGCCGGTTGTCAATCAAAGGCAGAGGTACCAGCCGAGGGTTCAGCATCAGCAGTTGTTTCTGCATCTGCAGCTCCTTCAGCAGCACCAACAGCTTCAGCGACCGTCGTTGCAACTGCCGAGGCTGCACCAAGCGCTTCAGCCGTTGTTGCGCCAGCGAAGAAGTGAATAATAAAGGCGAAATAAATTTCGCTGGATGATCCTGCAGTTTCGCGGCTCGGAATACCCGACACTAGGGAGGGAGGGGATCGACACCCCTCAGGATCACCAAATTTGATTTAAAATATTCTGGTTAATTAATCAACAAAAACCATATTCAGAATATTAAAAACATTTTGTAGGTTTACGAAATGCTAGGATTTATTGAAGTTGTGTATATGAATCAATATTCAACTTCGTCTACCATGATAGAGATCCTATTTGCTCCGTATCTTATGTTGGTAGCCTGACCGTTTACGGTTGTGACAGCTGTACTCACAGCCGCGGCAACAACTTTATGTGTCAGTGTCTGTCCCACACCTGGTGAGCTAGTTTCATATGTAAAAAGAATAGAACTTGCTGTGTGAGGACTTGCGCTGCCCGGCATTGCTGATCCTCCTGCCGTGATTGTTGTCACGTATTCAGCATTCAAAGCATCATTTCTATGGACATGAATTATGCCTCTTCCTATGATGTTTACAGCAAAAACCCCGTAGAAGGTCACTCTAATTTTGCTTGTACCGCTTATCGTAGTTAACGGAGTCGAAGTTAAACAAACTGACCCTTCAGATAGTTGCGGAATTGTATTGTCAAATGGGCAAGTCACTGACGTGAATCCTGTTCCATCAAACTCTCCTCCGAGAGCGGTGTTTTCTTTATACGTAGATTGTATGATCTTCGCTTCTTTGTTGATCGGAGACCAAATTGTTCCATCATTTCTGTATACGGTCCCGTTGGGTAAAACAGCCAAAGATCCGGTGAGAGCAGAGACACCAGATGGAACGTTGTCTACGCTCAATAACTCTATATCACCAAAAGAAGCTCTTGATAGTACTGTCACAAAAAATCAGCTTTCTATCTCTTGAACCAAGATTGTAGTTAAATATTTTCCACCAAGACTTCTACTTCCAACGGCTCCATTCACGGATAACGTACCTGTAGCAGATGATGGCCCCGCTACGACTTGATATGTTATAGTTGTTCCTGCACCAGGTGAACTCACTTGATAAGCTAAGTTAACATTGACGCCAAAGCTATTTCCAGGTATTGAGCCGAAAGATGAACCTTCTGCATTTGCTGAATAACTGCCACCGTTATCTGAACGATGAGTGTGTATTGCAAAAAGTAATCCACCCACGTTAATGGCTCCATTAGTATTGACGATTACCCTGATCTTGCTTGTTGAACTTTTTACAGTATAAGTTGGCGAAGTGAGGATGACTACACCTTCTGTATATTGAGGAATCGTGTCATCATTAGGAACTGCAGTGGTAATTGTCGCGCCTGATTCTCCCCCTAAAGCGCCGGTCTCTGCATAGACACTCCCTAGCAATTTTGATGGATAGTTAGAGATTGGATTTGGTGCAACTTGTGGAACTGGGACTCCTGATGATGACCCGGTCAAAAATAACGTCCATGCAGTTCCACCTGAATTTTTGTATATGTCACCGTTTGTTGACACGGCCAAAGAACCAGTCAACGCAGAAATGCTTCCGTTTGGATTTGCATCTACGTTTAACAGTTCGATTGTGTCGTAAGACGCCCTTGCTAAAAGTGCCATTTGTGATTCTCTTTATTGCTCAATTTCTTGGATAAGAATTGATGATAGATACTTTCCACCAAAAAATCTTGCCCCGCTGACACCGTTAATTGTCAAAGTACCGCCGTTCACTCCGACTACGACCTTATATTGGATTGTTGTGTTTACGCCTGGAGATGCTACGCTGTATGACAATGTGTTCGTTACGTTCCCGCTGTTTGTCATGATTGCTGCCCATGTCGCATCTTCTGCGTTTGCTGAATAGCTTCCTCCGTTATCTGAACGATGAGTGTGTACTGCAAAAGAAGCGACCGTGCCTATAGAACCATTTATTGCTGCAAGCACATGAATTTTGCTTGTGCTACTTTTAACAGTATAAATCGGAGATGTTAGTATTACTACACCTTCTGTATATTGAGGTATGGTGTCGTCAAGGGGCGTTAACGTTGTTATTGTTGTTCCGCTTTCCCCTCCAATTTCTCCGTTTTCAGCGTATGCACTTCCTAAAATTTTTGAACCAGAGGTTATAGAAATTTGTTTATTTGGTGTTGTCGTTGCATTTTGTGAAAATAAAACCCATGTTGTTCCACCATCAGCGTTTTTATAAACGCTGTTGTCTGTTGTCAGAACGGCTAATGAGTTTATGAGTGCAGAGGTTCCGTTTGGGTCCGAGTCGACTTGAAGAAGTTCAACAGCACCATAACTTACTCTTGATAAAACTGCCATTGTTTTTTCTTTCTCCGTTAGAGGCTGAACCTAGACCGTAAGGCACCGTAGTTTTGTAGTTGTTCTGCTGAAGACAGGACCCTGTTATAGAGACACATCAAGGCTATTCTTCCTTGATATCCTCTGTTTTCTGCGCTGTAACCACCTGAACCAACGTAATATGCCCAGTTAGAAGCAAATGCTCCGTTCGTCGTATTTGTTCTTCCTCCGCCCAAGATGTTCCATCCTGAACTTAAGTTAGCTGCAGAGGTAGAAGAAGAGCCGTTGATGTAATAGGTCGTAGGAGATGTTGATGTTGCCCAATCGTTAGTGTCTGCGGCAGCACCATTTCTTGTCGTCCATGGACCGGTGCCGTTCACACCGTTGAACCTTATGCTTTTATCTTGATTTGATACTGAAGTGCTGGTTGCAAGGACAGAGGCTATTCCAGAGCCACCTACTCTGCTAAAATCTGGATAAAACACTATTGCAATGTCTAGATAGTTCTGTGTGAGGCCTGAAGAGATGTAGTTGCTTTGGTTCGCTGTTGCAAAGTTCCAGTAGCTAGCCATTCCTGCGCCGACATAAGAAATGGTTCCGTTTATTGTTCCGTTCGCGCCGGCGCCAGATAGATCAGTTACTGCAGTTCCTGAACCTGGATAACTTGAGGCTATCGATGCATCGATGTAACAGATTAAACCTTCTCGAACGATGTCGATCGGTTTTGTAGATTTTATCGGAGATGTTGATGAAGATATTCTGCCTAACATGTTATCATCCGTAGGTACTCATTTGGCCAAGAGTCTTCCATGCGCTTCCGGATCTAATGAGGTTGAATCCGAAGATGTCTTGTTTGTTTGCATTTCCAGTTGGTGTGACGTTATTTGCCCAGTTGATTGTAGATGCAACACCTGCAATTTGAACTGCGCTTACGATTCTTGCAACAGTACTCTGAGAAAGAATGACTGTTGTTGAGATTATTCGATTATCAACGGTTGGAACGTTTGTAAAGTTTGCTGTGATATTGCTTGTGGCATTATTAACATAGAATATTGATTGTCGCGTTGTGTCAAAAACGAATGTACCGCCGATGGCATTGCTACCGGATATTACTTCAGAAACGATTCCTAATGTTGCGCTTCCAGAAACAGTCAGCGATCCTGTTACTACAAGTGAACCTGAGATTTCAGCGTTTCCGTTTTCTCCAATTGAAAATTGACTAATTCCTAGGTAATCTTGAACATCGAATTTATGTCCAGCGGCGTCATTATTAACGTCTAACTTCATTACGATGTTGCCGCTTGAAAGAAGCGATAATACATTCGCGCCTGATCCGGGTGCACCTACAACGTTTCCGGTGTTAACAAAAAGTGTGTTTGTTGTTGTTGATCCAGAAACAGTAGCGTTTCCTGCGATTAACCCATTTGACATTACAGTCAATGAGCCGAGGACGCCGACATTGTTTATTGCCGTGAGATTTCCTACAATGGTTCCACCATTTGCTACTGCTAGGCTTCCAGAAGAAGTAATGTCACCGCCGAATAATGATATTTTAGCATTAGAGCCTGTTACGTTCGTGCTTCCACTTACGTAGAAGAAAACGTCTGAACCTTTGTTCGAAGGAGATGAAACGCTTTCTTGACCCCTGAAAGCAAATGAGCCTGTCGTGAAAACAGACCCAGCTGTTGTGCTATCAAAAAAGTCATCAGTCGTTGCTCCTCCGCCGCCCGTTGACGATATTGTTACAGCGCCGTTAGACCCAGTAGATATTGTGACGTTTGTTCCTGCAATTAGGTAAGACGTACCGTCTGTTAGCTTGGTCAAAGACCCACTCAATCCCTGAGGCGCCTTTATTGTTCCTGATATTGTATTCGTTCCTAACGAATTACCGATGTTCAACGCTGAAGTTGCAGCTCCCGCAAAATTAACCGTCGTGGCGGTCGTGTTAAATAAATTGACCGATGATGCGGCAGCAATAATATTTGACGCAGTAACTGAAGTTGCGGAAACGTTTAACGACGCCAAGATATTGCTTGTATTATTAAACGTAAGGGTCGATGAACCGGCAAAGACGCCGGCATTATTGTATTGAATCTGAGTTGTGCTTCCGCCTGGCGTTCCAGAACTGGAAATTGTTATCGCGCCTGTAGATCCAGTAGATATTGTTGTTCCGCTTCCTGCAATGAGGTAAGACGTTCCATCAACAAGTTTTGTAAGCGAACCTGATAATCCTGAATTATGTTTAGTGACACCGGTGAACGTTGTTCCGCTGACGGTTGCTACAATTGAATTGTTGATGGCTAATGAAACAGAACCACTTAAACCTCCGCCCGTTAATCCAGTTCCTGCGACAACCGCAGTGATATCACCATCAATCGAACCTGAACGAGAAAGAGTAACTGCACCGGAAGAACCAGTAGAAATTAATATTCCGCTTCCTGCTATAAGATAGGATGTTCCGTCAGTAAGGTTTGTAAGCGATCCTGATAGACCAGCATTGTGTTTAGTTACCCCAGTGAATGTTGAACCGCTTATCGTCGCGACAACAGAGTTATTGATTGCAATAGTAGCCGTACTGTTTGCACCTCCATCAGTCACAGATATTCCCGTACCTGAAGTCAGCGCTCTTTCTCCTGTGAGAGTAGCATCACTTCCTATAGTGACGTAAGCCGATCCAACAGGAGCAATTTCTCCTGTGTGTGCTAACGCCACAGCTGTTCCACCTATAAAAGCTTGAGGTCGACCGGTTGTCGTACTCATTCCGAGATCGCCGGCAGCAAGGGGTGTAGAGTTTGCATTAAATCTGAATATAGCTCCCGGAGCAGAACCGCTTACGCTTAAAATACCTGCAGCAGGTCTCGAAAAACCAACATCCGGATCTGATCCATTCTGAGATTGAAACCCGATAAAATTACCAACGTTAGTCGGAACTATAAATTTTGGATTGTGTTCGATTGTTGTAATCGATCCGCCGATTGACCATCTCCACGTTGTTGCGTTCGCACCGACCAATTCAACATAATTTGTCGAACCGAATCTTGCACCGGTATCAACATTCAAATTTCTTCCTGGGGTTGCAACGGCAATTCCTAAATATGAGTTCGTGCTATCCCAGGTTAGATTTGCAGCCTGAGATATTGTTCTAGAGCTACCTGAAGTTATTAATACTTTATCTGAAGAGCTTAGGTTCGATGCAATAATGCTACCGGTTACATTTAAAACGCTTCCATTAAATCCGAGATTAGATTCTGCAACTAAACCTCCGTTGCCATCTGCGGTGATGACATTATCATTTGAACCATTTCCACCGACCATTGATGAGGCCGTGGATCCGATCGTTACGGCCCCGTTAGAACCAGTCGTAATCGTCACCGGTGATGAAGCTATGAGGTAAGATGTTCCATCGGTAAGTTTTGTGAGAGAACCAGAAAGACCAGCATTATGTTTAGTTACCCCGGTGAATGTTGAGCCTGATATTGTGGCAACAACTGAATCGTTGATTGCAAGGGTTACTGTTCCAGACGTTCCGCCACCAGTTAAACCAGTTCCAGCCGTGACACCATGTATTGTACCTGAATTTATTGTAGATAATGTTATAGCTCCGGATCCGTTGGACCCGGACACGACGGACATGTTCCCACCGGCTATGATATATGATGTTCCATCAGTTAACCTCGTATGAGAACCTGACAATCCTTGAGAGAACTTTGAAGTTCCTAAGATGGTGTTTGTTCCGGCGGAGTTACCGATATTTAGAGCCGTTGATGCCCCGCCACCAAAGTTAACGGTGGTTGCATTCGAGTTGACAAGGGAGAAGGTCGTGCTATTGGTGGTGATATTTGCAGATACTGAGCCGTTACCGACGTTCAATATGTGATTGGTTTTATCAAAAGTTAAACCGGCGACTCCTCCAAAAGTAGAACCACCGTCATTGAACTGGACGTAAGTGTCAAGACCTCCAGGTGTTGTAGTACCCCCTCCCCCAGCACCCCCTCCTCCGGTGGTGCCACCGGTACGAAATAATCCGCCTTGAACAAATCTTGCTTGTGCAGTATTTGAGAGATCTGTAACGTTCGCTTTTGCTATGACCACACCGACGAATATCGCTGAAGTTCTAGTGTTATCACCTTCCGTGAACGTTTCTAATGCCGTTGCAATTCCCGTTTGTGCAGCGTCTAGTGAATTAAAAGTTTCGTTTCCGTAATAGACATAAAATGCTCTATCAGCAGAGTTTGGGAACCAGAAGACCCTTTGGTTTGAATATTGTCCGGCCGGAACGGCGGTTAAAGTACCGTTGTTGTTGTACAACGTCGGATCTATTCCAGTATAGCCTGCACCTCCGACGCCTGTGTCAATGCGGTATGTTGATCCGCTGACATATTCTCTATAAATCTTTGAAGTTGTTACCGCTGTGTCTGTTACCGCAGCGACATAGTTTGGATCATCAGGATCTGTTCTGTAGTTTCTACCTTCTGCGTATGAATCGCCGGCTGTCTTGGTCAGACCGAGAGTAGATCCGCTGTAGGATAAGACGTGAC